GAATAAGCAAGACCACCCATACCCGACATGATACGAAGGACATTATAATTTACTGCGAAAATAGTTGTATTTGATGAAAATGCGGCTCCAGCAGCAAGTATCTGCGCATTATCAATTCTAGAGAAGTTACACGTTCCAGAGGGTTGATGTTCTTCTGGTTTAAGTGCAAAAGAATAAACACAAATACTATCATTAGTACCACCACCTAATACTGCGCTGCTGGCATCAAGCCCACCGCACCCGGTGTGGTATGCATTCACCTGCCATCTTGAGAAATATTGGTGTGTCTGTGCCGCAAAACGATCATGACCATTTAATTTTAATTGAAAAGTAGTAGTACCAAGTGTACCGGGTGCTACAAGAGCTGTAGTGGTCTTTCCCGCGTCGGCTCCCGATGCAGCTGTCCAAATTAATTCTTTTACAGGGTGATTGAAGTTAAGTTCTTGACTCCCCGTGGAAGCGGATAATGTTTGGAATTGTACTTGTTCAATCAGATATTCATGTGAAACTTGAGCGAATCTACGTCTTTCATCTGTATCTAAATAAATGTATTCAGCCCATAATTTATTATGCGTCATTTCAGTCCCATCATCAAAGGAAGTAGCAATTACGTGTTCTAAGATAACCTTAACTTCATGATATTGAAGAGCAATCAAAGGTAAAGCGAGACCTGGGTTACGACAAAACCAAAACTGTAATGGAACATAGAGTTGACATTGAACATCAGCTTCAATGACACCACCCATACCAGACATATTTTGAAAATTAGTACCAACACCCGCAGCCGTCTTAGCAGGGAGAGTTGAGACAATTCCTCCATCATTAGGCTGTGTTAACTCGGCCCAAGTTTCCATCCATAATCCAGTGTGTTTATCAATCTTCTGACCACCTATTTCTAATTCAACACTGGTAATCCAAGCTGAACCGAGGTTACGGCCATCGGTCCCATTTGCCCCGACAGCAAGATCAAACCACATCCGGTTAACTAAATCACCATTGCGAGAAATAGTGGCGGTGCAACGTCCGTCAGAGGTTGATGAACCATTCCAGGTCTGCTCAATAGCCTCCATCGAGAAGTTGGTGTGTCTGCGGTAGACAACCTTAAAGAAAGTGATCTGTGGGTTACCCGTAAGGTAGATATCCTGAGCGCCATAGGCTACTAATTGCATTAATCCTCCTCCCATTGTTTTTTATACTTTATACTTAGAAAAAAATTTCAGAAATAAACTTAAATTAATAAACACTATTTATTAATTTTTTATGAAAAAAAAGATTACAAAAATTTATTTATAATAATTTACTTGGAGTATGCGAGAAATAACAGAGTTATCGAGTATGTTTCAACTTTAGTTGGAGTATGCGAGACCACCCATACCCGACATGATACGGAGGACATTGTAGTTGACAGCGTAGATGTTGTCTTCCGCTTCAAGACCTGAGCCCGTATCAAGTTTGGCTGTGTCGATTCTGGAGAAGTTACAGGTTCCAGATGGCTGGTGCTCTTCTGGTTTTAAAGCGAAGGAGTAGACGTTGACCTTCTTGGTCATCTGAGAGGTGCGGCAACCGGCCTCTGCTACCAATATGATTGAATTAATTGTCAAAGCTGTCGCGGCCGTGGCGTCGACAGCCGCTGAAGTACTGTTATTGTATATAATTTTATCAAATGTTGCGCCGATTGTGTTGGCGGCCGGCGTGTAGGTTCCTGCTTGAGCTCCACCGGTTGTTGTCAGAGTAAGGGAGGCGGCAGCCGTACCATCAGCAGCTACGGACGCTGCTAGACCAGCAGTAGACGTACATCTAGTAAGGGTTTGCTGTCTCACTACGTCTGCTCCCGTATTAAAACTAGTGTTAATTAAGTATAAACTGTTCGCCACAAACGGCGTAACTAAATTCGTATCAAAGAAACCATATACAGTTGATGAAGCAGTGTCGGTGCTGGCACATATTGAGCCATCAGCGGTACTAACTGATATTTTCTGCGTGGCGCTGACGTCTAATGACGCCGCCTCCGATACAGGTGGTACAACTATTGTTGGGACAAGCAATTCAGTATATTCAGTATGGGCACGAGAAGCAGCAAATCCATCTGTAGGTAAATTCTGTGCTGGAACAGCCGTGTGATAATCGTATGGTTGTCTGAGCTGGAAGTATTCTTCTTCCTGAGCCGAGAAACGGTCGTGGCCGTTAAGCTTAAGCTGAGCAGTGTTGTATGAGTTAGTGGCATTTGATGTCCAAACGAGTTCCTTTACCGGGTGATTGAAGTTAAGTCTGACGGAACCACTGGTATCTGCCGACTGCTTCTGAATCTGCTCGATGAGGTATTCGTGGGAAACCTGAGCGAAACGGCGGCGCTCATCGGTGTCAAGGTAAATGTAGTCACACATTACCTTGCACCCCGCGCCAGCGACACCAACATCCGTCACTCCGGCCCCCCACGTAAACTTGAGTTTGACTTCATGGTACTGAAGAGCAATTAAGGGAAGGGCAAGACCTGGATTGCGGCAGAACCAAAAGTTAAGAGGGACCTGGACCATACCCGCACCTGTAGTACCAGAAGATCCAAGACATCCTTTCATGGCTTTAAGACCAACTGCTTTAGATTCTGGTGTCGAAAGTTCGTTCCAAATCTGATTCCATTCTTTGTAATGACGATCAATACGCTGACCCCCAATCTCTAATTCAACCTCCGATACAATTGAATCACCATCTGTAACTCCAGCTGTAGCCGATGTAACATAGACCTTGTAAACTAAATCACCATTGCGGGAAATAGTGACAGTACCAGATCCACCAGCAGTGGTACTGGCGCCGCTAATAGTCTGCTCAATAGTCTCCATCGAGAAGTTGGTGTGTCTCCTATACACGACTTTAAAGAACGTGATCTGCGGGTTACCCGTAAGGTAGATATCCTGAGCGCCATAAGCTACAAGTTGCATTAATCCTCCTCCCATTGTTTTTTATAACTTATACTTAGAAAAAAAATCTGAGAATAAACTTAAATAATAAACTTAAATAATAAACTTAACTAATAAAATCTTATTAATTCGCATATGCTAAACCACCCATCCCTGACATAATTCGTAAGATGTTATAGTTCACCGCATATATATTTTCTATAGTTGTCGAGTTATCTACTATGAATTTTGCGTGATCTATTTTTGAAAAATTACAAGCTCCCGAAGGTTGATGATCTTCCGGATGTATCGCAAATGAAAACACATTAATATCTCTTGATAATTGAGAACATCTTGATTTTGGATTCTGCGTTCTACCAATAATAGATATACTTACCATATCATCAGCAGTTGTTCCAGCAATGAAAGCAGTAGCAATGGCATCATTATCATCTTCCACTTCAACTCCTATATTCCATCCATTTGTTTGTGACGTTACTGATGTCACTTGGACAACTACATTTCTTCGTCTTGCTCCTGTTACAATTTCACTATGATCTCGTATTTCAATTGATAATAAATCACCCACACGAGGATAATTACTCGCAGAAGTACTAGCTATAAAGTTTGTTCCAATTAATAACGAAAATATTGTTTTTGTTCCAGAAGTCGAACTCACCACATTATGAAGAGTTGATGTCGCTGTTCCTGTAGCAGTTCCCTCGTCTCTATAAGCAATAATAAGGGGTTGAATACTCACAATATCTTCTTTTTCTTTTATATTATATCCCGGGACGTTACTATGATGTTGTAATGGTTGTTTAATTTGAAAATATTCTCGCGTTTGTTCTGGAAATCTATCGTGACCATTTAATTCTAATTTTAATTTTTGAGTTGTCAATAACGATGTTTCTGTTGTCCAAATTAATTCTTTTACAGGATGTTCATAATTTAACTTATAAATATCTTGAGCATCTCCTTCTTCTTGTATTTGAACTTGTTCTATCAAATATTCGTGAGATACCTGAGCAAAACGTCTTCTTTCATCGGTATCTAAATAAATATAATCAACCCATACTTCACACGTCGGTGTTACAGCAGTTCCATTTCTACTTAATCCTGATGCGGTTGCTCCACTACCCCATGTTAATTTTAACTTAACTTCATGATATTGTAAAGCAATTAATGGTAATGATAAACCAACATTCCGACAAAACCAAAATTGTAATGGATACATAATAGATTGTTGATTTGTTCCTCCACCTGTCACCAATGTATTTGAAAAACCACCTGTTAAATATTTAAATCCTTCCGTATGATTTGCGGGAGTAGTTAATTCTGTCCAAATTTGCATCCATTCTTTTGTTTGTTTATCAATACGATGTCCTCCGATTTCTATCTCCGCATCTTCTACTAAACAATCACCAGATATACCATTGGTTGTATCTTGATTACAACGAACCCATATTTGATTGACTAAATCACCATTTCTGGATATTACAACTGTACATTGAGATGTTGATGTATTTAATAGTGTTGATACACCCGATATAGTTTGCTGAACACATTCCATTGAAAAATTAGTGTGTCGACGATAAACAACTTTGAAAAATGTAATTTGCGGATTTCCTGTTAAATAAATATCTTGGGCACCATAAGCGACTAATTGCATTAAACCACCACCCATTTATTATTATATAATATACTTATCTTACATAAAAAAAAAGGAGTAAGTTCGCGAAGATTTTATTTTTAAACTATTTTTATTATATATGGAGGGGAATCCACATTTTTATAGTTCCTCTGAATCTATTGATACAATGCAAAATTCTGCGGAAACCCCATTGTTTGATGTCAGAGATTATATGAATTCAGATCTAATTCGCAGAATTCTACTTTCATATCCAACTGAATTATCTTTATTTGAAGTAACGTGTATTCTTATTAATAATAAAGTCAGAGAAACTCATTCAACCGAGGTAAGTCATTCAACCGAGGTAAGTCATTCAACCAAAACAGTTAAAAAAGAATCTGTATCATCACAAACTGATTTATCAACAACTCAACGTATATGTAAACAAATTCAAATAGATAAAGGGAAACAATTACAAAAGGAATTACAAGAACAACAAGAATTACATACGGAATTACAACAACAATTACAAGAAGAACAACTCACAGAATCTATGAAAAAAAAAATTCTTCAATCAATCCCTGAATAATATAAACAG